TGGTCGTATGTTTATGAACTGGACTCGACTTAAACTTGGGCTACCTATTTTAGTAATTCATAGAGGAGAAGAAGAGCAAGAATACTACAAGTGGTTCACAGAAGAAAATCAATAGCTTTATTCCCCACATTTACTGTAAAGTAAACTGTGTTTATAGTAAAATATAAATATGAGTTAACTCTATTTTTATGCAAAAGAAAAAAATAAGCTTATTAGAACCAATTCCTGAACTTTGGAAGTGTCCTCGAAGAAGGAATAAGAGATATCAGAATCTTCGAAGTGAAGAACAAAACTTTGAAGCTTTGAATAACGAAGGTCATAATCTAATAACAGAAGGATTCGAAGATAGTCCTTACTTAAACAAATGAATCCCAAACACTTTGGTATTGATAATGACTGGGAAGTAAGAGAAACATGTAACTCTACTGTTATTCTCCCTAGAAACGATATACAAGCTCATATAGCAGAGAGTATATATTGTCCTTGTAAACCCGAGATAGCTATCTATAACCCTTTTTTTGATATACTACAAACTCCTTTCATAGCTCATTACTCTTTCAAACAGAATAAGAGAGTAGATGAAGCATTAAAAGAATTATTCAATAAAACATAACAAATATGCCTAAAGTAGGAAACAAAACATTCTCTTATACCGAAGCTGGTATAAAAGCCGCAAAGAAAGCCGCTAAAAAGTTATCTGTTAAGAAAAGTAAGAATAAGAAATACTAACAAAGAAATCTATTAGTGAAATGTTAAAAAGAATAATAAGAAAGTAATATGTTAATACATAAAAAAGACACATATCCTGGATATAGATTAGAGAGAGAAAGTTGGAGAGAGTATTTTTGTCTTAGTATTAGTCCATACGAAGATATTAAAGAGTTTGTACCTAAAGGTTTTATATATGTAAATACTGATTATAGAAAAGTATTACATATTTATTGGAGGTGGTATTTAATACCTTTTGTTAAGTTTTATAGATTCTTAGTTAGAAAGTACTTGTCTCTCTCTTCTTATCTCTATAATAAAGGTATTATCGAACCGAAAGATGAAGGGAATATAATTCCTTGGTATTGGCTCTTTGTAGTTAAATGGAAGATACTATGTGGAGAAGATATTATATGTAGATATGAAAAGATATATAAGTTATGGAGACGTACTGTTGCGTTAATGAAGAAAAAAAGGTAATATATATTACACACTAGATTTATGGTTTTTCAAATCCATATATAGAGAAATATGGCAACACAAAAACAAATTAGAGCTAATCGTAAGAATGCAAAGAAAGCAGGTCGTCCTAAAGGCAAGAAGAATAAAGCTACTCTTGAGAAAGAAGCTGTTCTTGCTGTTTATAGACAAAAGATAATGAGGAACGCAGGAATTCTTTTTAAGTCTCAATTACATTTGAGTACTGGAGTTTCGTATTTATATAAGTGGGAGAAAGGTAAGACTCGCCCCACTTTAGTTATTGACCAAGAAGAAATAGAAGAATACATCATAAAAGAAAACGACCCGGAACGAGCAATAAAGAAAGTAGATAAGAATGCTGCTTATTACTTTATTACTACAGAAAGACCTGACAATAGAGCGATTGATTCGATGCTTGATAGAACCTTCGGCAAAGCAACTCAACCTGTTGCGGGAGAGGACGGAGGACCTATCGAAGTGGTTATTACTCAATATGCTAAAGACGATAAAGACAAATAATTAGAGAGTAGCTTAATGGTAAAGTGTCTTCCTGTTAAGGAGAAAGATATAGGTTCGACTCCTATCTCTCCAGCATGACTCAAATTATATTACCGCAGTATATTCCTCGAGAGTATCAAAAGAAAAACCTTTGGAAACCTTTTGATAAAGGTTTTAAGCGTATTGTTCAGATATGGCATCGTCGTTCAGGTAAAGACATAACAGACTTAAATCTTGTAGCGAGAGAGATGTATAAGATAGTAGGGAACTATTACTATCTGTTTCCTACATATTCACAAGGGCGTAAGGCATTATGGGACGGGAGAGGTAAAGACGGAAAGAGATATATCGAATACTTTCCTAAACAGTTAATAGTAGGCATAAATGACCATGAGATGAAGCTTCGTTATAAGAATGGTTCTCTCTTTCAAGTTATAGGGGTTGAAGATGTAGACAAAATTGTTGGTACTAATCCCAGAGGTCTAATCTTTTCTGAATATTCTATACAAAATCCTAAAGCATGGGAATACTTAAGACCTATTCTTGCTGAGAATAAAGGCTGGGCTATCTTTAACTACACTCCTCGAGGACGTAATCATGGATACAAACTCTACGAAATGGCAAAGAGAAATACTAAATGGTTTATTTCTCTCTTAACTGTTGATGATACAGATGTTCTAACAGCAGAGGATATTGACGAAGAACGACAATCTGGAATGTCTGAGGATATGATTCAACAAGAGTTTTATTGTTCTTTCATTGCTTCTATACAAGGTTCTGTCTACTGGGAACAAATTGCTCTAGCTGAGAAACAAGAGAGGTTCAAAGGAGTACCTCATGACCCTCGTCTACAAGTTCATACTGTATGGGACTTAGGAAAGAATAATCATAATTGTATAGGTTTCTATCAGAGTAATGGTCTTACTGTTCGCAAAATTAACTATCTCTCAGGACGAGGTAAGGGGCTTCCTGATTGGATAGCAGAAGTCAAAAGAGTGGGACAAGAGAATGGTTATACATTCGGTAGACATTTTGGTCCTCATGATATTGAAGTATCTGACTACTCTACCTCTGGGGATACTTCTCGTAAAGAGATAGCTCTTGATTTAGGATTTGATTTCGAAGTAGTTCCTCGAGTATCGATTGAGGAAGGAATAGATGCGGGTAGGCGTTTCTGGAAGAAGTTATGGATAGATGAAACTAATTGTGCTGAGTTTTTAGAGGCTATTCCTCAGTACCAATATGAGTATGATGAGGAACACAAAACATTCAGAAAGACGCCTCTACACGACTGGACTTCCAACTTTGCAGATGAGCATAGATATGCAGCTTTAGTTAATGAACGCTTTGACAATGACTTAAGAGACAGGATAATAGAGATAACGAATGCTCGCAAAGAGCGAGAGAGTGCAAAGGCCGATTCGGGTATAAGTTAACATTGCTATGATTATATGTTAAAATAAAATAAATTATGTCCTACGCAACTGAAAGAACTCCTTTAATGAAACAGATTGAGAGTGAGATTAAAGACTACACTACAAAGATTGTTACCTTAGGAGACAATGTTAGTTATTCTCAACACAAACTAGTGAGGAGAATTGTTTTATTTGAAAGTAAAACTTATCCTACAGGGAAGTTTGATAGCCAAGGAAATTATAAGTATTGGTTTGATGTTATCTCTCCTCGAATAGATGATGAAGTTAAGAATATCGATTTCGATACAAAGAATATTGAAGCTTACACTCCTCGTAAGATAGATGAGACTACGAACATCATTGTTAATCTTCGTCTTGTTGATTGGTTAAGAGAGAATGGACAAGCAGAGGAACTTAATAATGCTATTGAGGAAGGGTCTGGCTGGGGAAATGTTGTATGGAAGAAGATTAAAGGTTCTTATGAGAGAGTTGACCTTAGAAACTTCTATGTTATTAACCAAACAGCTAGGACTCTTAAGAACACCCCTGTTATTGAGTATCATGAACTTACTCAGACTGAATTGCGAGCAAAGGCGGGTAAATGGGAATACATAGATGAAGTTATAAAGAACTGTGGTACTAACTCATACAAGCGAGATGACAGCTCGACAGAGCAAGAAACAACTACTCCTTACTACTCAGTTTATGAGAGAAATGGAGAAGTATCTTTAGCTGACCTTAAAAAGCAGAAAGGGGAACCTGTTGAAACGAAAGACAAGACTACTTATGTTTATGCTAAAGTTATTGCTATTGGAACTCAGAATACACACGGAGCTGTTAAGATTAAGTACATTACATTCTCCGACCAAATAACTAACAATGTATATCGTGAATACCATAGAGGTCGATACAAAGGTCGTTGGTTTAGAGAAGGTCTCTATGAACTTTTGTTTGATATTCAGGTTCGTTCAAATGAAATCGGTAACCAAATAGCTAGAGGGCTTGAATGGGCCTCTAAGAAAGTTTTCCGCTCCTCAGATAAGCTTATTATTCAAAACATCATTACAGACCTTAAGAATGGTGATGTTATTAGAGCTAAGGATTTAGTCGCGATTGATGTTCGAATGGAAGGATTTGACCAGTTAATCAACGAATGGAACCGCCTACAGACTCTTGCTGATAGAATTACTAACTCTAATGAGATTGTCCAAGGTGAATCTACCCCTGGACAGCCATTTAGACTCGGAGCTCTCCTTAACATCAATGCTAACAAGTTATACAACTTCATTAGAGAGAAGTTACAGATTCCGTTTACTCAAATCTTCCAAGACTGGATTATTTCTGAACTTATAGATGAGCTAAGGACTGAAGATATCTTAAGACTCTCAGGAGATTCTGAAATGATGGAAAGACTATATGAACTCATTGTTGAATCATGGTATGTTCGAAACCTTGTCGCTTTTACTCCTCACGGACCTGATGTCCAAGTATTCCTTAAAACTCAACAGATAGAAGCTCTTAAAAAAAATAAGAAGTTGTTTGTTAAAGAGTTCAAAGCTTTATTTGAGGATTATAAACCTCGAGTTGCTGTTGTTATTACTGGAGAGAATGTTGATATACAAGAGAAACTACAAACTCTTGGTACGTTTATTGGAATGGAGGCAGACCCAGTACGTCGTTCTTACCTTATCGAGAAAGCTATGAGACTTAAAGGAATTGATATCGGTTCTCTTCCTCGCTCTACTCCTGAACAGCTCCAAGGTGTTAGATCTCCTACTTCAACAGAACCTGCTTCAGAAGAAAGTAGACTTCTAACTCAATCAACGGCATAATTAGGGATAATGAGAGGAATAGAGGCGCCAAAGATAAATCAGTTTCATCAAGATGAGTTTAAGCGAATGTACGCTGAACTTACTGATGATGAGCTTATTGAAAAGAATAGAAAGAGAGCTGAGAGAATTAGTAGGATAGAGGATAAAAAAATAGACACAGGAGCTTATGAAAAACCAAGACATAGACAAATCTATTGATGAGAAGCGTGAGAAACTTAATGAACTCTCCGCTATTATTGCTTTACGTATGGATATGCAAAAGTATCCCGTTTCTATTAAAGGTAAGGTACAGGAATTACAAGACAGACTCGAGTATCGAACAAAACAGTATGAGAGTCAGCTCTTAGATGAGAAGATAGATATTTATGAGCAAGTAATTAAACACTTAAAAGTATGATGTTCTTCAAAAAAGATAAAAAGAAGTATTTACACAAATATGAACTTCAAGCACTTCGCGCTACAAATGGTCTCTTAAAACAAGAGAGATATAAGTTTGAGATTATTGAGAGGTCTTTAGGGAATATTTACAAAGGAGAGCAATGGATTAAGACTCAAAGAGACATTGTTTCTGCACTAGAGTATGCTCAGTCCTCTATGATTAGACAACTCGCTATTGCTCATGGTTTTCCTGCTGGAACCTCACTTGATATTGACCTTACAGACGGAAAAATCAAAAATATCAAGCTTCCTGAGGAGAAGAAAGAGAAAGATGTAAAAAAGGAAGTAAACAAAGAAGAAAAGATTAAAGTAGGATAGTCTATATATAGTCTATAGATAGTCCATCCTATTTAATTTAATTAAAGATAAGATAATATAAGATATATGGCACTCTCAAATAAAACAGCAAAAGCATTAAAAGATTCAGCTCATGGAAAAGAGTTGATAGAACATATTAAGAATACAATTCTCTCTCTTGACTCTCTTATAGGGATTGACTTCTCAGATAAAGAAGCTGCCGCTATTGAAGGAAAAGCTCGGGAATTAGCTAGGGATAAGTTGGTAGATATCTTCAATCCCTTGGTAAATACACAAGACTTTGATATTATTAAGGATAAGCGTGACGACTTTTCAGTCGACGCAGAATAATTATTAAATTAACGCGTTAATATAATGACAATGAATAAACAAGACTATATCGACGAGCTTACAGACGCTGGTATAGACCTTTCAGGTGAGGAAACACTTGCTGGCCTTAAGGAACTTTATAAGAAAGTTCCTACTGACGATGTAGATGAAGATAATTTTGATGAAGACAAAAGTGACGATTCAGCTGATGAATCTAAGGAAGAAGACAAAACTCCTGTAGGAGAGGAGGATGAGAAACAACCTCAACTAAAAGCTGAGGTTAAAGGCAAGAAAGGTAAGTTTACTGTCCTCGATTCGAATGGTAAGCCTATTCGAGTTGTTAATACTGAGGAAGAAGCCGAATCTCTTGCAAAGGTTTACTCTGGTCGAATTGTGCGTGGCTAGATAATATCTCTTGTAACTCCACTAGGTATTTATACGAGTTATGAATACCTAGATGGTGTCGTAAGATACCGTTGTGTTGTATATTTAATACATAAGGCAAATTGCCAAAAAATAAAATCCAAAATGGACCCAGAAAAAGAAACTCAAATAGAGACGCCTGAAGAGCTAGAGGCGGAAAAAACTCACCTAGCTGAAGTTAAAGAGGATGATATTCGTGCTTCTGTCATTGAAGAGTATGGCTTCGACCCTGAAGAAGACAAAGAGCGAATAGATAAGCTAGTTTCAAAGGAATTAGGCTATAAAAAGTCTCTCTCCACTGCGATTAGTCAAAAGATTAAGTACCGTGAAAAGTCTAAATCTGTTGTCCCTCTTCATAAACAAGAGTCTGGAAGCGACTCACCTGACATAGATTCCAAGATTGAATCTGCTCTTGAGAAAGACAGACTCGAAGCTATGGAATATCCTGATGATATTAAAGCAGTGATTAAATCCGTTGCTGATATTAACAAGATAAGTGTTAGAAAAGCTGCTACTGACCCTTATGTCCAATCTCGTATTGAGCAATGGCAAAAGGATACAGGCGCAGACGAAGCCGCAGTTAACCGTAACGATAAAGGCGGTAAAGGCGGTTCTAGTGATGATGAGATTCCTGATTTCGACCTTACTACTGAAGAAGGACGTAAGGATTGGGATAAGTGGAAGGAAGACCAAATCAAAGCTGGAAACTAATTTTCTCCTTTTGAGTTACAGTTAACCTTACTGGTTTAACTTTACTCTTAAAATGGCTAATTCTATTGCGGACTTACGTCCGGAATTCTGGGCTAAAGAGGCACAAAGGTCTTTGTTCGTAGAGAACAGAGCAATGGCTATCGCGAACACTCAGCTTCGCAATATCCTTGCTGGTGAAGGTCGAAAAGCACACAGAACAATTGTTTCTTACCCAGCGTCTGCTACTTATGTCCCTGGTACAGACATTACTGCAACCGCAGTAACTGGTTCTAAGGAGACGTTGGAAGTCGATACCTTCCTTGCTTCACTCGTCACTATCGACGACACTGAGGAGAAGCAAAGTATCATTGCTCTTGCATCTCTCGCTATGAAGCGAATGATGAAGGACCACAATAACCGTATCGAACAGGCGGTTATGGGACAGGTTTCTAACGCTCGCCATACTCTTGACGACGGTAATGTTGGTGGTACCTCTGGTAACAACATGGTTCTTAATACCGATGTTATTCCTCAGGTATTTGTTTCTGCAGACACTAAACTTGATGCAATAGATGCACCTAAGGCTGGTCGTACTGCAGTTGTCGGTTCTCACTTCATGCGTTGGCTTAAGCTCCAGCAAGCAGGTCGTGATACTGTGTTTGGTGACGGTGTTAACACTCGTGGTATCGTAACCAACTTGTTTGGTTGGGACATCATTGAGTCTAACAATCTTCCTTACTCAGCAGTTCTTGGTCTAGCTACCAACCCTTCAGATGGTGATACAGTTACCATTGCAGGCGTCACCTTCACATTCAGGGCAACTCTTGGTTCTACAGCAGGCAGTGTTCACATTGCTTCAACTGTAGATATCACTCGTGCAAACTTCGCTGAGTTCCTCAATAACCTTGCTTCTTCCGAAGCTGAGGCTACTGACACTGGTTATGTTGCTCTTGCTGATGAGGATGTGTTCTTGCTTCGTGATAAGAGGCGAATTGTCGCTACAAACGATAACTCTGCAGATACCTTAACCATCACTGGTTATGGTGACATTGTCGTGTCTGAGACACTCACAGATGCTACAGATGCGTGGGGTTCACAGCTCCAGAAGTCTCTCCTCTGTGTTCGCGGATGCATCGACCAAGTGGTCCAAATGCCTCCTAAAATCGAAGTCGGTCGTGAACCTAAGCAGTTCGCCGACATCATTAAGTCGCTCCTTGGCTACGGCGTAAAGACCTTTGCTGACGGTGCGCGAGAAATGGTTTACGTCAAAATTAACGCTTCCACTTCTGATTGGTCTTAATAGCAATATCTAACAACACTAACTATGACTAATAAATTAGCTCTAGGACTAGCAATACTTGCATTGGTTGTTGCCATTAGTGTTGCTGTTAAGTTTCAAGCTCCAGAGATTCTAGGTGGAACTGCCCATTTTCAGAAAGAGTCTTTCGTTGAAGGGCTTTACGCTGGTACAGGGAGACAGTTCAATGTAAGT